CCTGCCCGAAAGTTCGGGGATGTCTTTCTCTGTTTTGTGTTTGTAAGTGCACCGATAGCATACTTCTTTTCCATAAAAATCAGCCTCGCTGTATTCACGTAAACATTTAGGGCATATAGGCATTTAATTCACTTTATTAATACTTGAAATTTAAATAATTCCTCTTTATTTCGCAATCAAAGGCTACCGCAAGCCTTAAATTGCGTGATTGGTTGTAAAAGGCACTCACCAAGCCAAAAGGATTGTTAGCACATGGATGATGTCCAAGAAAATAGCGTAATGCCAGAGGTCGCAACTCCAGAGACTAACCATGCAGTTCAAGCAGAAGCGCCACCGCCTGTTGAAACTAAGCAGGATAAAAACTGGCGTGAAATGCGTATGAAACAACAACAGCTCGAAAGCGAACTGAGATTGCAAAAGGAAATGAATGAAAGGTTAATGCAAATGACATTGGCCAATCAGCCAACTCCTAAGCAAGAGGTCGATGAGCTAGATTCTCTCAGCGATGATGAGTTTCTTCCTAAAGGCAAAGTGAAAAAGCTTATGCAAAAAGAAAGAGATTCCATCAAGAAAGAAGCTCTCCAAGAGTTTGAGAATATTCAAAAGCAAAGGGAGCAGTCTAGATTCTTAGACAATCTAAAATCTCGGTTCAGTGACTTCGATGAAGTTGTCAATGCTGACACAATGGCACTTTTAGAAGAAAAAGACCCTGAACTTGCCCAAACTATTGTTGAACTCAAAGACCCTTATAAAATTGGTGTACAGACATATAAGTACATCAAAGCAATGAAGTTATCTGAAAAAGTCCCCGATGCAAGACGTGCTAAGGAAGTTGATAAGAAGCTAGAGCAGAACGCTAAAACCGTTCAAACGCCTCAAGCTTACGACAAACGTCCGATGGCTCAAGCATTTAAGATGACCGATTCAGATTACAAAGACCTTTATAAGGAGATGATGGGTTACGCAAGTCAAGCAAGCTACAGTTATTAAACTGAGGTTTTAGATGACAGTTTCCATTTCTACTATGCCTCCGCAAATTCAGCAGAGGTATAATTCCAAGCTTCTGTCAACTCCAGAACGTAATTTGATTCACAATCTTTTTGCTATGCCTGTTGAGTTGCCGGATAACCAAGGCTTTATTGATAGACAAAGCCGTTACGATCGATTGGATTTATTTCCAGTCCCACTAGATGATGCACAAACTAATCCACCTTCTCAGCAGTTGAATAGAGTGGATGTGGATTGCAGGGTTGACACACTAGCCCTGGATAAATCAGCCCTAATTGACTTGGAAGCCTACGAACTAGTTGCATAGTTTATGGTGACAAGGGGCAAGTACGATACTGACCTTGTTGGTGAGTATTTATAGAACGTAATTGGAGATAATAAGAATGTCGAAGATCATAAACATCATCTGGAACAGCAGTGCAAGCACCGCCTCCAAGAGGATTGGTATATGTTTCTCGCATTTTCATCATTATCTCGCAATGTTGTTTTTTGATTTTCAAGTATGGATAAATTTTAGCAAGAACAAAATCAAGTTTTTCTCCGCTGATATTGCATTCATAAACTGGTTTACGATTACTGTTTTTAATCTGTTTTGTATCAGATTTTTTCCAGTATCCAAAACCAAAAAGTTCAGAAACCCATTTAATTTGGGATTCTGTGACACTTGCAAATTTCAAAATACAACGATGATGAGGTTTTTTAAGTGGATTTCTGTGCTTAACATAATCCATGTAAAAACATCCATCACCGTCTATATAACCAGCAAGATAAGAACAATCAATTTTCTTCATATAAACCTCTATACTGCAATGAGTAAATATATAGTATATGGGCATAAAGAGCAAATAGATTGTGTACGGCCTGAACGACTTAAGCGGGTAGACATGCAAAAGCATGAAGCGAAAGTCTGCTCTCTATAGAAATATAGAGAGGGAGATCCGAAGAGGTTTCCCCGCCATAATTAGTTAACGAATAAACTAAATATGGTTAATAAAGTAACAGAATGTAGAGTATATGCAACATATATAGTATTAACCAGGCAGGTTACTATTACTAACGAGGATCCCATATTAAATTCAGCAGCAGCTCGTTTAGGCCAAGCCGCTAGAGAAACTCAGGACGCCCTACAGAGAGACAATCTCGAAAGTACAGCTTCCGTGGTAAACTCAGTAGGCGGTTCGAATGGTGACTTGCCAACAGAGCTTGCACTTAGCGATATGGATGATATTGTGGCATTGTTACAAGATAACGACGCTGAATACATCACAAACATGATTCCAGGCGAGCTAAAGATTGGTACATCACCAATTGGTGATGCCTACGGAATGATGTGCTCGACACGTATGATTCCGGTGTTAAATAACGTCCAAGGGTTTGTACGTAAATTCCAATACCCAAATGTAGATAACGTGCTTTCTACAGAATGGGGTGGAGTAAACAATGTCAGAGTTTTTGTGTCATCTCAAGGTAGTGTAACACCAAATGCCTCATTAGCGGGTGCTGATGTTGCAAACTGCTTTGTAGCTGCGAAAGAGTCTTACAAAGTGGTATGGCAAGCAGGCGGTAAGATGAAGTTTATCTATCTGCCACCAGGTTATAACTCGGACCCCTGCATGCTTCGGCATACAGCAGGATGCTCGTTTGACGATATAGACGAGGGTAAATCTTCTCTGATTGACTTGGAAGCCTGTGATTATGCTTTGGCAGCGTAATTATGGTGACAAGGCGGAAGTATAATTAATGGTTATTATGATAACGAATCTCGTTAAGATATTTTTCTCTAAGATCAAGAATCTCTTGGGTGACCCTATAAGATTCTTTTTCGGTAAATGTTTTACGAAATTCAAGAAGAAGTTCAGCTTGTTTTCTTTTTACAATAAGATGCGGGATAACAAGAGGAAACAATTTGTCCATTATAGGACGTGTTGTGTACCAAGTATGTTGAATTTTCCAATTGGAATTTTCATGGTTGCGATCTCTGGTTATCACTTTGCCTCCAAAGGTGTTTTGAATCCATCTAATCAATGGTTCATTTGTATTGACGATTTGAAGTCTTGGAAAATAATCAAACCAGTTAACTCTTTTAACTTTTTGAATATAGATACAACCTTCTCCGTCAATAATGCCAGCCATATACGCAATTTGTTCTTTAGACCACATATGAACTCCTTTTTTAATAAAGATAATATCACAATGACTAATTATTGTATACCGTGATCGACTGAGCGAGAAGAATCCGAAAGGATATGCGACAGTCAAGACTAGTGAGGAAACCACTAGAGAAGCTTCCGAAGAGTAGCTTCCGCCCTAGAAATAGGGTCAGTAGGTTGGCAACCGAAAGTAATAGAATGTTATCAAGGCCAATGTATTACAAACGACCTGTGGATTCAAAACCTACGCTCAACCGGCATATAAGGAGGATCTAATATGTTACCTTATCAAATGATTGCTGGTGGACGTTTCACTTTGAATGCTACCACAGTAACAGGAGTTAACGTTCCACTAGTTGGAATGGGAGAGCCTGATTTTGTTATTTGCAGATCCATTACAGGATGGGGTGAGGCAAGTGATGCTCAAGCTATCCAATGGTGGTGGGCTAAGGGGATGACACAGAATAGCGCAAGAGGTATCTTGCAAAGCTCTGACGCGACTAATCCAGCCTTAACTTCACGTATTTTGCCAGCAGCAGCAAGCACAGCGGATGCAATATCATATTTTGATACTGCAAATCCACCAACTTATGCAGCTTTGACAGCAACTACAACAAACAACACAACTTTTGTTGTAGCGATGGCAAGTACTGCTGGTATCAGTGTTGGTGATATTGTACGTATGTATAGTGTTACAACTATGCAGCAAATCTCTGGACTTGATTTCCAAGTAACAGCAGTAACAGCAAACGTCAGCATTACGTTAGGTATGATGGCAGCAGCTGTCACAGCATCTGCAAACACATTTGCAGCTTCTGGAACAGCAGCACAAGTGCTTAAATTTATTCCAGGACGTTTCTATCCTAGGTATAAATATATTGCTGGTATCACAAGAGCAGCTCAAGCAAGAGTATATTTTACTGTGGCTAATGATTTTACCCCTGGTGAAATTATCTCTTTAAGAATACCTGAAGAATATGGTTCGGGTGCTTGGACATCAATGAATAACAAAGCAGCACGTGTATTAAGTGTTGTTAATACAGCAAGTGAATCTTCTGTATTGTTAGATCTTGATACAAGTGGTATTACA